CTCAAGTATGAGGAGATTTAACACAACAAAAGGTGGAGTTTACTATGCAGTCGGTGCCGGTAGTGCTATTACTGGTCGTGGTGCTCACCTCTTGCTCATTGATGACCCAATTAAAGGAAGAGAAGATGCAGACAGTGAAGCAATGCGAAGTAACCTTCTCGACTGGTATAGATCAACAGCATATACTCGTCTCATGCCCGGTGGAAGCGTGGTTCTCATCCAAACAAGATGGCACGAAGATGACCTTGCAGGATGGGTACTTAAAGAAACCGAACACGAAGGTTGGGAAGTAATAGAGTTTCCAGCAATACTGGATAAAAGGGCGGCTAAACTTTTAAAGAAAAAGGAAGGTCAACCCTTGTGGGAGGAAGCCTATCCTCTCTCTCGATTAGAAGAGATAAAGAAAACACTAGGTTCAAGAGAATGGGCTTCACTCTACGCACAAAAACCTTCGGTTGAAGAAGGTAACATTATCAAAAGATGGTGGTGGAAGAAGTGGGATAAAAAAAATCCCCCTCAGTGTGATTATATTCTACAATCGTGGGATACAGCATACACAACAAATAAGAATTCAGATTATTCTGCATGTACAACATGGGGAGTATTTGAAGATGACAATGGCGAATCAAACATTATTCTGTTAGGATCAAAAAGAGATAGATGGGAATTCCCAGAATTAAAGAAAGTTGCTGTAGATTTATACAATGACTTTAGTCCAGACTTAATAATGATTGAGGCAAAGGCAAGTGGATTATCTCTAGTACAAGAATTATCACGCATGGGTATACCTATAAACGCTTTTAATCCTAAGAAACAAGATAAGAAGTCTAGAGTGCATTCAATTACACCTATTCTGGAGTCTGGCAAGATATGGGCACCGGATAGAGACTGGGCTGAAGATGTTATATCACAATGTTCATCGTTCCCCAATGCAAAGAATGATGACTTAGTAGATTCTACATCACAGGCTTTACTACGATTAAGACAAGGATGGTTTATTAATCATCATCAAGACTTTATACCAGAAGAAAAAATAGGAAGCAAAGGAAGTTATTGGGCATGGAAACGGTAAAAAATAGTATTAAGAAACATGAAGGCTTTAGAAATAAAGTATACAAGGATACTTTAGGAAAAAGAACTATCGGTTATGGACACCTATGTGTTGAAGACTGGTGGGAAGACGATAAAGAGTATCCAGAAGCACAACTAGATCGTATATTTGATCAAGACTTTGAAAAAGCAAAAGATGGAGCATCAAAACTTTATGAAGGTTGTGAAATAAATGATACAGCTAAAGGTGTTATTATAGAAATGGTATTTCAATTACAGGTGTATCAAAATTTAAGAATATGTGGAAAGCATTAAAAGAAACACCACCCAATTATTCGGTGGCAAAAATTGAGATGCTGGACTCACGTTGGGCAAAACAGACTCCCAATCGTGCAAAGGAATTAAGCGACACTATAGGAGGAATAGTATAATGTTAAAAAAACCAACTAATAAAGGACTAAAAAAGTTACCTACTGAAGTTCGTAACAAAATGGGTTTTATGAAAAAAGGTGGTATGGTAAAAGGATATAAAAAAGGAGGCTCTGTGTCTCGTGGTCAATATCCAGTGCAAACTACAAAAGTTAAATTTAAAGGTGTATATTAGTGGCAGTGCAATTTATACCTGCAATATTAACAGCAATAAGAGCAGGAGTACCTGCAGCTAAGATTATATCTAAATATGGTAAAAAAGCTTACAATGCTGTTAAAAATGATTTAAAAAAAGCTAATAAAGAAGATTTAAAAGGTTTAGGAATGGCAGGGGCAGGAATGGCAACCATAGCCGCTATAGAAGGAAGTGGTATTAGGAAAAAGAAAAAAGGTGGAATAATTATTGCTCCTAAGAGTGGTTCTGCACATTATACATCTAAAAAAAACTCTAAATCTATTGCAAAAAAATATTTTAAAGGATCGTTCTAAATGGCAAGACAAATAAATGAACCAGTTGATCAAGTTTCTGTAGAAGAAGTTGAAATAGTTATAGGTGAAGATCCTATAGAGGAAGTTCAACAATCAGAAAACTTAGCTGAAGACATTGATGATGAGGATTTGGATGAGATAGCATCTGATCTTGTATCTGCTTATGAATCAGACTTACAGAGTCGTGGTGATTGGGAAGATACAATTAAGAAAGGAATGGATCTTCTAGGTTTAAAATTAGAAGAAATAGAAAATCCTTTTCCCGGTGCATGTTCTGCACATCATCCATTAATGATTGAAGCGGCTGTTCAATTTCATGCTCAAGCCTTAAAAGAATTATTTCCATCTAACGGCCCTGTTAAAACACAAATAATAGGCGAGAAAACAAAAGACATAGAGTCTCAAGCTGAACGTGTAAAAGACTTTATGAATTATCAAGTTACAGAGCAGATGGAAGAATACTTTGATGACTTAGATCAAATGTTATTCTACTTACCTATTGTTGGTAGTTGCTTTAAAAAAGTTTATTATGATTCAGAATTAGAAAGACCTGTAGCAAAGTTTATTCCTGTTACAGATTTTGTTGTATCAACAAATACAACTGATTTAAGAACAAGTGGAAGATACACTCATGTTATTCGTATGGAAGGCAATGAGTTAAAGAAAAGACAAGTAAGTGGTTTTTATAGAGACATAGAATTAATGGAAGAAGATAAATCTTCTGAGTCTACTTCTATGACTGGTATTAATGAAAAAATACAATCTATAGAAGGAGTAAAGCCTAGTAACACTTATACAAAAGATGCACGTTTTACTTTATTAGAAATGCATGTTGATTTAGAATTACCTAAAAGTAAAAAAGAATTTGCATGTCCATACATTGTAACTATTTGTAAAGAAACAAATGATGTTTTATCTATACGACAAAACTTTAGAGATGAAGATCCTAAATTTAAAAGATTGCAATATTTTGTTCATTACAAATTTTTACCGGGTTTTAACTTTTATGGTTTAGGTTATGTACACTTATTAGGAAACTTACAAAAAACATCTACAACAATTTTACGTTCACTCGTTGATGCAGGTCAATTTGCAAACTTGCCGGGTGGATTTAAAGCTCGTGGAATGAGAGTTGATGGAGATCAACCTGTAGGTTTTGGTGAATTTAGAGATGTAGAAGGTTATGGCGATGACATTAGAAAATCTGTTGTACCTTTACCATTTAAAGAACCATCGCAAGTTTTAACTGCTTTACTTGGATCAATAACACAAGAAGGTAGAAGACTAGCCGCAATTACAGATTTACAAACAGGTGATATGAATTCACAAGCACCTGTAGGTACAACTATAGCTTTATTAGAACAAGGCATTAAAGTAATGTCTTCTATTCATAAAAGATTACATAAAGCACAAAGAGAAGAATTTAAGATACTAGCTAGAACGAATCACGATTTCCTCCCAAGTGATTACCCCTACGCTGTTGAAGGTGTTAGCCGTCAAATCTTTAAACAAGATTTTGATGGAACAATCGATGTACTCCCTGTATCCGATCCTAACATCTTTTCAACAGCACAAAGAGTGCTAATGGCACAAACACAAATACAAGCTGCTACACAAGCACCTCAAATACATGACTTACGAGAAGCGTATAGAAGATTATATAAAGCACTTGATGTAGAGAATGTAGATGAAATGTTAATTCCAGAAATGGGAAGTAAGCCAATGGATCCGGCAACAGAAAACTATACTATGATGTATCAGAAACCTGTTAAAGCATATGGATGGCAAGATCATGATGCACATATTTCTGTGCATGAAGCGTTTATGAGTGATCCTGCTGTTATTCCACAAGATCCAAGAATGCAACAAGCATTAGCTGGAGCATTACAGGCACACATACAAGAACACCAAGCACACAAATATAGAATGGCTATTATGGCTAATGCTAATATTGAATTACCAAATGCACCAGAATACGATAGATTTAATCCGGGCAAAGATAATGAATACGAATCAATGGATAGAGATATTGAAAATGCAGTTGCACAAGCACAAGCACAAGTTTCTGGACAAATTGCACAAGCTAATCAGATGCAGGCTCAACAACAACAGCAACAACAACAAGCTCAAGATCCTCGATTCCAATTAGCACAACAAGATTTACAATTACGAGCACAAGAAAATCAGCGTAAAGCTGAAGAAGGTGCAGCAAGAACACAACTTAAAGCACAAGAGGTTAAACTTAAAGAAGAACAAGCGGCTTCTAAAGCACAACTTGATGCTTCTAAATTGGCTCTTGATCGTGATAAGACTATGGCTGACATGGAAATTGACAGAGAGAAATTGCGTTCTAATGAAGAACGTGATATTGCTCGTGCAGAATATCAAAAAGAAATGATTGATGCAAAAAATGATATTGAAAGAGCAAAAACAATTATAGAACGTGAGCAAAGAGAAAAAGATAGAAAAGAATCCAGAGATTAAATTTAAAAGGATTGAAAAAAATAAACACTCTGTTATTTCTTTGTGGGATAAAACTAATGAAATGGCAAAAGCTGAAAACAAAACAACTGTGTTAGCTTTGTGTCAAAAACATAGAAAAGGATTTTGGATTGTTTGTCATGAAGATGACTTGCAAGATATTATAGATGCCAAAAACAATAACTGAAGAAATTTTAGATTGGTCTGAAAATTTTTTAGAAAAACCAAGTGATAAACTTGGTGGTTGGGCTGTATGTCCTTATGCAAAATCAGCTAGATTAAAAAATCAAGTTAAGATTGTAGAAGTAGAACAAAGTAAAGATTTCTTACCTACTGTTGTAAAAGAAGCTAGAACAATAAAAAAACAAGATAAAAAACTTATTGTTGTTGCTAGTGATGATTTTAATATAGAAGCAAGTGAACTTGGATACTATATTGATGCATTAAACTATACTTTTGTGATGGATGATGTATACTTAATGGCTTTTCATCCAGAA